CCGTCGCGCGGCAGGTCGGTGGCCACGGCGCGCATCAGGCTCCAGAAGCCCTGGCGGCCGGCCACGTCGCAGTTGCTCGGTTTGCACCAGCGGCCGAAGTGCAGCTCCACGGCGGCGGCGGCCAGGCGGTCGAGCTGCTGGCCGTCCATCGGGCGGCTCTGCAGCACCATGCGCTGGCCGACCACGTTGTTGCGCACCATGCGCAGGAACTTGGCCATGTACTCGTTGTTTTTGGCCAGGTCGCGGCTGCGGCGGCGCAGGCGGTCCAGATCGCTCTTGAGCTCGTGGTCGATGCTGGCCTGGGTGGCGAGCCAGCTCTCCGTCAGGCGGTTGACGGCGGCGGCTTCGAACTTGCGCCGGTAGCCGGGCGCGGCCGCGGCGGGCTTGGGCTTGAAGATGCCGCGAAGGGTGCCGAAGAAGTTGGCCATGGTCAGAGCCTCACGACAAGCGAGCCAGCGCTGGGCAGGCCGCGGGCTGCCGCCTGCTGGTTGCGCACTTCCCAGCGGTAGCGGTCACGCACGGCCAGCAGCTCGGCCATGGGGATGAACTTGAGCGCGCGCTGCCCGATCTGCAGCTCGGACTGCGCCGCGGTGGCGCGGCCTTCGATGACGGCCTCCACCGCATCGAGCACGCGCTCGGCGTGGGTGCGGCTGTCGGCGCCGACGGCAGAGGTGGCAGGGTCGGCATGCACGAGCAGCTGGCCGGATGCCAGGGTGTAGCGCTCGCCGGCCCTTTCGACCCAGCTGGCCCAGCCGTAGCGGCCAGCGGCCCAGGTGGCGGTGACGGTGGCGGCCACCTGCACCTTGTACACGTCGCCCTCGTTGGTGGCGGTGGCGGTGTGCGGCACGCCGCTGCCCACGCCGGCGGCGCGGGGCGTGAAGCGCACGCGCAGCACCCAGCCCGCGCTGGGCGGGTAGTCTGGCGCCGTGGCCGAGTAGTTGAGCGTGTCGCCCGCGATCAGGGTGTCTTGCATGGCTGGGCTCTCAGAGACTGGTGTCGCCCAAGATGGGCGGGTTGGCGCGCAGCTGCTGCGTCTGCTGCTCGGGGCCCTGCAGCAGCACCATCACGGCGCCGGGCGCGCTGAAGGGCAAGCCGCCGCCCACGGTGACGATGACGGGGAAGGCGCCCACGTAGACGCCGTCTTCCTCGAGCGCCACCGCGGCGGCGTAGACCCCATCGGCCAGGCCGACAAACGAGCCGCTGCTGGTGTCGTCGAGCGGCAGGCCGCTGGGGAAGGTGTGCGCCTCGATCCAGTAGGCGTACTCGCGCGAGTTGCTGGCCGGGAAGCGCAGGCTTGGGTACATCCAGGCAGGCCCGCCGGAGCCAGCGCCGGGGATGGTGGAGCCCAGCACGCCGGTGGTGCACAGGCCCAGCCGCCGCTCGCCGCCGGGGTACTGCTGGTTTAGGTTGCGCAGCATCAGGCTCAGGCCAGGGTGAGGAACTGCGCAAACACGCGGTCATTGGCCATGGTCGGGCCCGGCCGCGTGCCGATGAGCACCATGCCCTGGCCGGCCACGTTGTGGCTGACGGTGACGCGGCCTGCAGCGTCGGTGGTGGCGGTGGTGTTGACGGGCGCGGTGATGCTGCCCGGGCGGCCGGCGGGGCACCAGGTGAGGTAGACCAGCGTGCTGGCCAGGGGGATGCCGGCGACGGCAATGACGTCGGTTTGCGCGGTGAAGGTGCCCGGGGGTGGCGGTGGCGGCGGGCTGCCGGCATTCACCGTCAGCGTGGCATTGCTCGAGGTCGCAGCCGGGGCCGTGTCGCCCGTGACGACGACGCTGTAAAGGTCGCCGTTGTTGGCGCTGCCGCCCGACACCGTGGTGGCCGGGGTGGTGTAGCTGCTCGACGTGGCGCCGCCGATGGGCGTGCCGTTGCGGCGCCATTGGTACGTGAGGCCCGAGCCGGTGGCGGTGACGCTGAAGGTGGCCGTGGCGCCGGCCGTGACCGTCTGGTTCGACGGCTGCACAGTGATCGTGGGGGCGGTGCCTGGCGCGCTGGGCGTGACGCTGTTGGACGCCGCGCTCTCGGACCCGTAGCCGTTCGCGTTCTGCGCCGCCAGCGTGAAGGTGTAGGCCGTGCCGTTGCTCAGGCCCGTGTGCGTGATCGGCAGCGTGGCACCCGTGATCGTGCTGCCGCCTGGCGTGGCCGTCGAGCGGTAGCCGGTGATGGCCGAGCCGCCAGTGCTTGCCGGCGCGGTGCCGTTGACCGTGGCCTGCGCGTTGCCGGCCACGGCGGTGCCGATGGTCGGTGCGCCTGGGACCGTGCTCGGCGTGAAGCTGGCCGTGCTGACGACGTTGGACGGGCCGGTCTGCGCGAAGTCGGCAATCAGCGCCGTGCCGTTGGTGAGGCCCGTCAGGTTGAAGTCACGCGCACCGCTCGCGCCGCTGGTGATGGTGGCCGTGGGCGAGGCGAGAACCTCGGCCGCCGTCCACGCCGGGGCCGCTGCTGCGCGGGTGCGAACCGCCAGCGTCGAGCTACCCGAGGGCGCCGTGTCGGTCGTCACGCGCACCGTGGCGATGCCGTTGCCGGTGCTGACGACGGTGGGGCTGGAGAGGACGGCGCCGGTGTTTACCTTCTCCATCGACACATGCGCGATGAAGGTGGCATTCGTGCCGCCCGCGTGGTTGCCCAGGTCGAGCACCATCTGCGTGCCGGTGAAGGCCAACTGCGCCGCCGCGTTGTTGCTCGCCCAGTTGGCTGCCGACGTGCGCAGCACCCCGGTTGCATCAAGCCATTCGGCCGTGCCCGTGCCTGCGTTGATCGTTGCTAGAGCCGCCCCGCCGTCACCGTCTCGAATGACGCAGCGATGCGTCTGCGCGTTGTCGTTGTCGCCAAGGGCCAGCCGCACGTCGTAGGTGCCGGCGCCCTCTGGGAGGTCGAAGTAAAACTTGAACAGTCCCGCCGAGTTGTTTTTCTGCGCGCCACCAGCGAGCCGCCTGTCGATGCCGTTGCTGCGGTCGCGGCTGTTGGCGTTGATGTCAACATCAAAGCCGAAAGTTTTGCCGCTGCGCGTCGTCGGGTACGCTTCCGAGAGCGAGTAGGTTTCGCCTGTGCCGTCGGTGACGTAGCCGCTGGAAGCGCGGAAGTTGATGCCGTGGTAAGCCATGCTCAGAGCCTCGGGTCAGTCCAGCCAGCGGGGATGTAGGCCCAAATCTGGCCCGGGTTGTCTTGAGTTGGGAACAGGCCCACGCGCATGTCGTCAGCCCAGCGCCAGCGGCCGGCGATGGGGTTGAACGTCTCGCCAGAGACCGGCGTCACGGGCGGCACGCTGCCGCCGCCGGGGATGTCACGTCGCACGACCGACCACCCCGCATCCGGCGTCACCCCGCCCGAAGGCGCGGGCTTGAAGATTTGCCACATGCTTGCCGGCGAGAGGCCGGGCGTTCCGACGGAGCCACGACACAACCCGACATAGCACCCATCGACGGAATCCCACAGCAGTCCCGGCTCGCCCTTGCTTTCAGACTTGAGCGCAGCATCTCCGGTCGGCGTCGTCGGACGCCGCCAGCTCTTGGTGGTGCGCTTGAGGTCAACGAACCGAAACGACTCGAAACTTCCCGCGCCCTTGGCAATCGACACGAGCACACGATCCACGGGGTCAATGGCAATGTTCCCGCTGCCGAGCAATTCGCCGTCGGCGTAGAAGCTGATGTCGGCAAACACCAGCGACACCACGTCTAGCGTGTAGTCGGTCGGGTGAATCTCAGCGCGCAGCAGCGAATTGGCGCTTCCGGCGGTGTAGTACACGACATCTTTGCCGTCTTCCGTCACAGCCACTGCGCCACGGTCTACGTGGTTGGCGTATGTGGTGCCGCCGAACACGGGCCGCGTCGGGTGCGATGCCTCAAACCAATCGTGCAACCGCCACGCATTCGCGCCGGGCAGGGGCGTGCCACGGTTGCTGCCGGTAGCGCCGCCCACATAGCCCTGACCGGCCAGCGTCATGTCCAAAGACCACGCGCCTGCCGGCCGAAGCTCAGTTTGAAATCCCGGGATGCCGGTGTCCCACACCTTGTTGGTTTGCGCGTCGCCGTAGGTGGCACCGGGCATCACGAAGTAGCGCCCGCTCACGGGCAAGCTGACCGAGTTGCAGTAGTTGTGCGCTGAAACCGGCGACGAATTGAAGTCCTTGGCTCGGTAGCTCGGATAGCTGCTCGTCTGCACCAGTTGCGGGCCGTTGAAGTCCAGCCGGTAGTCGCGCGAAGTTGCGCGCCAGGAGATCACTTCTCCGGCGCTGCTGTTTGCGTGGCCTACGCCCCAGCTTGTGAACGTGTGCGTCGTCGGGTTGTATGACCACGACGGCCACACATAGAAGATGCCGCGCGGGCTGTTTGGTACACCCCCGGTGAAGTCGAGCAGGGCGTCGGCTGGTACCACTTCGGGGAAGGTGGTGCCGGTCGGATCGTCAAGCCGCACCCACATTTGTCCAGCCGTTTTTGCTGCGGCGATGAGGTCGAGCGAGGCGGCCAGCGGGTGCGCTGGCGGCGGCGGCGGCGGCGCAGGGCTCACCGCCACCGTGAGCGTGTTGCTCACGATCCCGCCCGGAGCCGTGCCGCGTACCTGCGCGGTGCCGGCCGCTGCCCAGGTGGCCATCGACAGCTTGACCAGCTCGCCAGGCGCAGGCGCCACCGTCGTCGGGCTCCAGCTCACGCCGGGGCCGCTCACGCTCTCCATCGTCACTGTAATCGGGCCGGTGAGGTTGGCCGCGGTCACGGTGATGGCCTCGGCCGTGCCTGCTACTGCGGCGCCGTCTGAGGATAGGGTGATGGTTGGGGCCGGGGGTGGGGGCGGCGGCGGCGGCGCACCAACCCCAAACGAAACGCTGGCACCGCTTGTCGCGCTGATCTCCAGGGGCGTGGCAACGGCGGCGGGTGTGGTCGGCATGCGTCTAGGCGGCTGTGGACTCCCCTTGCTGCCGCGCGCGGGCAGGTTTGGGACTCCGCGTAGCCTCGCCGGATGCAGCGCGGCCGGTAAGGCAATCGGCCGCGCCGGCTTGGGCAGGCTCGGCCGCCTTGGGGGCATCTTGTGGCGTCATCGGCCGGGTCGGTGCAACGATTTCTTGTACCCGCCGCAGGCTGAGCCCATGCCGCCTGGCCAGCAGCGGGAGGTGCGCACCGCGCCGGTACTCGCGCACGATGGCACGGTCGCGCTCGCTGATGGCCTGCTGCTGGCTTTCGCCGACCTTGGCCACGTAGGGCCGATCGCCGCCCCAGGCCGCCCGGGCGATGCGCTCGGCCTCAGATCGGTGCGTCGGCAGGTACACGCCACCGTTGCGCTGCAGCAGCGCCACAAGCGTGTCGAGGGTGTCGATGATGATGTCGTTTTGCATGCGGCTGGGGCCTACCAACTGGTGACGAACCCACCACGCGATGGCGCGCGGCGGCGTGAACTGGGGCGCAGCAGGGGGTCGGGCTGCGGGGCTTCGGCCTGGGGCTTGGGCTGCGGGGCCTCGGCCGGCTGGGTGGCGTCGAAGAGGTCGCGCGTCTCGACGCGGCCCTGCCACTTCGCCCATTCGCTCTCGCGCCAGCGGTCCATGTGCAGCCACACGGTGCAGGCCAGCGCGTAGACGGCGCAATCCAGCGCTTCGTTGCGTTTTCCGGCAGGTTTTACCCACTCCATGCGCGGGTGGCCCTTGATGTAGCGGGTGACCAGGCGCTCGGCGGTGAGCTGCTCGAAGACGTCGCCGGGCATCTGCTTACTCAGGTGCACGTAGCCCGGGCCGGGCTGCTCGAGGCGCAGGCGGCCGTAGATCTCGGCCTTGGCGGTGTCGGTGCCCACCGGCCACAGCTTCACGCCGCGCTTCAGCTTCTGGCCGCGCCAGTTCACGTCTTGCTCGGTGGGCTTGCCCAGGATGCTGCGGCCCTGCTGGCTGCTGCCCTTGAGCGCCAGCACGTTGCCGTGCTGGTGGTGGCGCACGTAGGCGTAGACGGCCTGGGTGTGGTGGCCGCCGGTGTCGATGCCGCAGGCCAGCAGCGGCACTTGGCGGCCGCCGGCGTGCTGGATGGGCGTGCGGCGGTGTTCGGTGAGCGCGGCCCAGGGGCTGCCCGCTTCGGTTTCGGGCAGGGCCGGGTCGCCGTAGAAGACGCGGCGGTCGACCATCTGCCGCTCCATGCCGCGGCCCCAGGCCCAGGTGTAGGCCTCGAGGCGGTCGCCCTGCACGTCCACACCCATGGTGCAGACGAAGAGGCCCCAGCGCACCAGGCCGAGGGGGTGGTCTTCAGCGCGGCGGCGCAGGGCGTGCTCGTCGGCCTTGTCGCCCTGCTCTTCGAACGTCTCGGCCAGGCGGGTGTTGACGAACACGCGCAGCAGGCTGGTGTCGCCCGAGCGCTTGGCGTCGATGGCGCGCTGCCACTCGGCCACAAGCTCGGCCCAGCTCAGCCAGCCGAGCGGGCTGTAAAGGCTGCTGAGCAGGAAGCCGCGCACGCGGCCGCCCTGCGCGCCGGCAGCGTCGGCCACCCACTGGGCCTGGCCACCGGCGGCGGCATCGCGCAGCATGGTCGATTTGTGGTGCTCGGCGATCTGCGCGCCGCAGTGGCGGCACACGTAGTGGGCGGTGTGCGGCAGGGCGCGGCCGTCGGCGTCTTTGCTCCACTTCACGCCGTGCTCGGTGGCGGCGCCCCACTCCAGCGGCTGCAGCTCGTGGCAGTGGGGGCAGGGCACGTGGTAACGGCAGCGGTCGCTGGCCAGGTAGGCGGCCTCGATGCGGCTGAAGTCGCGCGTGGTGGGCGTGCTGGTGCGCAGGTGCTTGCGGCGGGCGAAGGTGGTCTGGCGGGCGCGGGCCAGCTGCACGGGGTCGCCCTCGCCGTCGACGTCCATGGGGTAGCCGTCCTCTTCGTCGGTGAAGAGGTCGCGCACGGGCATGGAGCGCAGGCCGGCGGCGCTGTTGGCGCCGGCGATGGCGAGGAATCCGCCCGGAAACTCTTTCAGCAGCGTGGTGTTGGCCTCGTCGCGGCTGCGGTTCTCGCGCACGCGCTGGCGCAGCTGGGGGCTCTCTTCGATCATGGGCGACAGGCGCTGCCGGCTGTAGCGCTTGGCCATGTCGATGGTGGGCTGCACGATCATCACCGGGCCGGGGTTGACGTCGGCGAGGTAGCCGATCCAGTTGGAGCCAATGGTGGTTTTGCTGGTCTGCGCGCCCCACATGAGCACGACCTCTTCCACCGGGCTGTGCGCGCTGAGCGCGTCCATGGGCTCGCGCGCGTAGGGCGTGCGGCTGACGCGGTACGGGCCGGGCTCGGCGCTGTCTTTGCCGCTGAGGATGCGGTGGCGCTCGGCCCATTCGGTGACGGTGAGGTGCGGCGGCGGCGCCATGTACTCCGCCCACAGCTGCGCCTCGAGGGCGTCGGCCGCGGCGTCGAGCACGGGGTCGCGGGCGCCCATCTTCAGGCGGCCACCACGCTGGCCAGGACGGCGTGGATCTCGCGCTGCAGGGTGTCGTGGCAGCGGGCCTGGTCGTTCTCGGCGGCCAGCACCGGCGCCAGGCGCGCGGGCACCTGCAGCAGCGCCTCGCGCAAGCCGGCCAGGCGCTTGGCGTGGGCGGCGCGCACGGCGTCGGCGCGGATGAGCACGCCCTGCTGCTCGGCCAGCTTGAGCTCGGCCAGCTCGGCCTCGGCGCGCTCGCGGCGGGCGCGGCTGGCCCAGTAGTCGCCGCCGCTGTCGTCTGGCTTGTCGGGCGCAGCGCTCGGCAGCTGCGGCGGGCCGGCAGCGGTGGCGCCTTCGGGCGGCTGCTGCGCGCGGTGGCGCGGCCGGCGGTGTTCGCGGCGCCAGGCGGCGGCGGCGTCGACGCTGTGCGTGGGCATGCCGACGGCGGCGTCCCGCGTCACGGTCGCCGCAGAGACGCCGAGCGCGGTGGCCAGATCCTTCAGCATCATCGACATAACCTATTGCCCCCTTGCGGAATTACGAAAACCCACCACCAGCCACTAGCGGAATTTCGCGGTCGTTTCGCACCCGCGTGGGGAGTGGCTGGGAAGGACCCGTTCGCATGGTCATCAGCGGTTGAAGCGCGAGAGCGCGAAGGCCAGCTCGCGCTCGAAGATGGCAGGGAAGCGCGCCTGCATGGCGGCCACCACCGCCGCCTTGATGCGCCTGGCGTTGAACATCTGCGGCAGGTCGATGGTCTGCACCGGTTCGATCTGCTCGCCGTGCTTGCCGCCCCACTTGCGGCTGGCCATCTTGGTGCCGGGCTGCCTGGTGAACACCGTCCGCCCCTTGTTGCCGATGAAGACATTGCGGATCAGCTTGCGCGGCTGCCCGCGCTTGATCTTGACGGTGACGCCGGCCTTGCCCGCCTTCGCCCCAAACCTGATGACGTTGGCAGAGCGCGGCTTCTCTTGCGCGTCCAGCGCGGCCTCGAGGCCCAGCCTGCCGTTGAAGAACGTGGCGCGCTTGATGCGCAGCCGCTGGCCCACGAAGCGCGTGTCGACCGCGAACTCCTGGCGGATCTCGCGGCTCATCTGTGTGCGGGCCTGGGCGATGGTGGCGTTGAGGGCACGCGCCGTGGCCTGCTGGGCCACCTCACGCTGCAGGCCCTGCAGTGCCCGTTGCACCTGGGGGAAGTTGGTCTCGATGGTGATTCGCATCTCTTCCTCACCCACCCCAAGACCGGGACACCGGGACAGCCCAACCGGGACAGAAACCGGGACGGGACAATGTCCCGGTTTCCTTATGCGCGCGCGAGTCCCGTCCCGCCCCTTTTGTCCCGCTTTCCGGGACAGATTTGTAACAACCGGGACACTTCAGCACCTGCATCACGCGCCCCTCTTCTTCATGCTGCGCAGGTCGAGGATGTAGCCCTCGGCCACCTCGATCTCGCCCCGGTTCTCGGCCGTCTTGCGCGCCCGGCCGTAGGCCTTGCGCCTGGCCTCTGCATCCAGATCGACCAGCGTGTCGTAGAACAGCTTGCGCAGATCTTTCTCGGGCATGCCGTTCTGCACCAGCGACAGGAACACGCTCTGCCGCCCTGCCCTGCCTGCCGCCGCCTCGCTTTCGAGCGCCGCCTGCACGTCATCTTGCGTGCCCAGGTGCCGCGCCACCAGCGACGTGACCTTGTCGCCGTCGTCGTCGAAGCCCAGCTCGCGCACCGCCAGCTGGAACATGGCGTCATCGAAGAGCTCGCCGTCCTTCTGCTTGATGCAGCTGAGCGTGGCCAGCATCTCTTTCTCGTCGCGGCACACGCCGAGCAGGTAGTCCAGATTGGCGCGGATGGCGCTACTGCCCCGGGGCCGCTCGGTGGCTTGGTGGCCTGAGTGGTGGATGAGCAGCACGCTGCACTGCCACAGCGCCCGGAAGCGCAGGCCCAGCTCGCGCAGGTAGGAGGCCATCTCGTTGGCGCTGTTCTCCTCGCCCGCATAGGTCTGGCTCAGCGTGTCCACCACCACCAGCGTCGGCTCCACGCCGGCCATCTGCGCCGCCTCCACCACGCGCCAGGCGTCGACGGTCAGGTCGACGGCCACCGGCACCACGCGCATCGGCGCATCGCCAGGCTTCAGCCCGCGCGACAGGTGCCAGGCGTTGATGCGCTGCCACAAGCCTGCGCCGCCCTCGGCCGCGATGTAGAGCACCGTGCCCTTGGTGGTCTTGCGCCCCATCCAGGGCAGGCCGTGGGCCACGTGCAGCGCCGCATCGAGGGCGATGAAGCTCTTGAACGTGCCCGAGCCGCCGAACAGCATGCCGATGCTGTCGGCCGGCACCACGTGCTTCACCAGCCAGCGCACCGCCGCAGCAGCCTGCTGCAGCTGGCCCAGCGACAGCATCGGCACCCGGCTCCCGCTGGGGCTCTTGCGCAGCTGCTCGGCGCGGCGCAGCTCCTGGCTGATGCGCTCGAAGCGTGTGTCCAGCGTCAGCTTGCCGTCGCGGCTGATGCGCGCGGCAGCGTCCAGGCTGGCCATGAGCTCGCGCTCGGCCGCACGCTCCGCCACCACCTCGGCGTAGGCGCGCGCGTTGCGCGCCGATGGCACGCACATGGCTAGCGAGTTGATGTAGGCGAGATCCGCCACGCCCTCGTCGTCCATCTGCGCGGCCTTCAGCCGCTCCCACACCGTGATGGGGTCGACCGCCAGCCGCTCAGACAGCAGGCCCGCGATGGCCGTGAACACGTGCTTGTGCTCGTAGAGGTAGAAGCTCGACGGGGTGACGAGATCGGAGACCACCGCCATGCTGGCGCTGTCCAGCAGCAGCGCGCCCAGCAGCGCTTGCTCCATCTCACGCGACCAGGGCGGCTCGGGTTGGTGCTCAGCCTCTGGCGGCGGCATCGTTGGGTAGTCCAGGGCGGGCACTCCCGGTCACTCCCGGATTCAGCGCTCGCCCGGGATTGCATTCCCGGCGATTCCCAAGCGCTCGGCCTTCTTGGCGAGCACGATGGCGGCATGCACTCGACGACGGATTTCTCGCTTCAGCAGCTGCTCGGCCCACGCACCCATATCGGTGTCCTCGGCGTCGGCCAGCAGCTGCAGGCCGGCGTGGTCGTCCGCGTCCAGCTTCAGGCGCAGGTCTTTGCGTTCAATGCTCATGGGTCACACGCTCACGTAGAAGAAAGAAGCCCCGCGCCCAGCCCAGCCTCGGCGCGCTCGCCCGCGCCAGGCCGACAGGAGGGGCCGGCCAGCAGGGCTGGGTGCAGCGCATCGCTGCGCCAAGAAGGGGCAAACCGTTGGCGCAAGAGAGAACAACCCGCGAAGGGCCGCTGCTTACGGGCAGGCTGCATCGCGCGCCTCGTGCACCCGCAGCACATCGGCCAAGCGCCGCACTTTGGAATAGCCCGGGTCGCTCTCTCGCGCCTTGATTCGCAGCACTGTGTCGTAGCTGAGGCCGGCCTCTTCGGCAACGGCGCGCAGCGAGCCGGTTCTGGCTTGCAGCGACTCGATTACGGCCTCCAGAAGGTCGGTTTTGTTGCTCATTCTGCGACTGTAGGCAAACTTGCCTAAAGAGGCAAGGCGTATTTGCCAAGGCCTGCAGCGCACTATTCACAGATGAACAGCGCCGGGCACCTGGCTCGCCTGCTGGCGACCAACATAGAGACCCTTATGCAGGTAAGGGCAGGCCTTCACACGCAGGCGGCTGTTGCCAAGGCTGCATCGGTCGACCAGCGCACCGTCGGCCGCATCTTGAAGTGCGAGCACGCCCCGACGCTGGCTCAAGTGGAAAAGCTGGCCAAAGCGTTTTCACTTCAGCCCTGGCAGTTGCTCGCGCCAGACCTGGACCCAGACGATCTACCCGTGCTGGTGCTCAATAGGTCTCAGTCGGAAGCATGGCGCTCTATACGCCTGGCTGCCGAGACGATCGGCAGATACAAACCACTGTCCTAGAGCAACCGCGTCAACGAGACCAGCTTAAAGCTGCCGCCCTCGCGGCGAATGACGCATGTGGTGTAGGCGGCTCGAGCCCCGTTGCCGATGGTGTACCGGCCGCCCACGCTCCAGGTGCCGTCTTTGTTGTCTACGACGGTCCACTGCGAGAAGTTGCCGAAATCAAATCCGGCCTGCCCGGTGATGCTCCGCTCAATGAATATCTTGCAGGCCGCGCGAATGCCGTCTGGCTGAGCTGTTGCTGCCATTGACGCGGCGAGCAGAACTGACGCGACCCACACCTTGGACTGTGTCTTTGCCATGACGGCACCTTGCCGTATCGAAACGGGCAAATTTGCCTTGACTGTTTAGGCATGTTTGCCTACATTGCGCCCGTCAACACGACGGAGGCGCCCAGTGCCCACCACCCAGACCATCCGCGCAGACGATCTGCGCCTCGTGCTCACCGCGGCAAAGCTGCGCCGCGCCACCAACGGCCGCACGCCGGCCCTGTGCTTGCTGTCCCCCAGCCCTTGGCTGCAGGTCGACTGCGCCAGCAGCTCTGAGCACACTCGCCCCGGCCTGATCGCCACCGCCAAGCGCCTGGGCCCGAGCCCGATGCCCGCGCAGCCGATGATGCGCGGCCACATCGGCCGCCTCATCGAGCGCACCCGCCGCGTGCACGGCCTGGCTGAGATCAATCGCACCTGGCGCACCGGCCTGCGCGCCCTGCTGGCCGAGCCGCGGCACGTGCTGCGCGGCGGGGAGTGCGCGTGATGCCGCCCCTCACCCGCGTAGCCCTGCGCGCCGCCGTGCTGCTGATGCTGCTGGCCACCCTGCTGTGGCTCGCCGGCTGCGGCGGCGGCGGCGAAGACCTGTGCCGCGACGACTTCGTCGGCCCGCCCGCGCCCGGCCTCGAGCACCTGCCGCTGTGCCCGGCCGACGGCCGCCTGCGCATCACCCCGCCCAACTGCAC